TTTGGATTGCCTGCCATATTATGAAACGGAATTTCGATATTGTTAGACCCCATATCATATTGTTGTCGTTTTGTAGGATCACTTAGCGTTTCATATGCTTCATTAATAGATTGAAACCGCGACTTTGCATCTTGTTCTGAATTTCTATCCGGATGATATTTCAATGAAAGCGTACGATAGGCTTTTTTAATTTCAATATCAGAAGCAGTTTTATCTACACCTAAAATTTCATAACATGTTGGTTTTGACATTTACTTTACTTATTTGATTATTGTAACGATGGTTTTATATATTAATTCCAAAACAATATATAAATATTTTGTGTTGCATATACAATCAAATGTCTTGCTCAAATCAATTAACGGATACATTTATTGCGAAGTACAAGCCATATTTTGTGGATGATTTTAGTATGGACAAAACACTTTTGCAAACAATCAAAATCCTAATTAAAGCCGATACATTAAACACCCTATTTATTGGCAATCCTAGTTCGGGAAAAACCACCTTGCTTTCTGCCATTATACGTGAATACTACAATTTAGAACGTGATTCTCAATTTCCTGAAAATAATATATTATTTATTAATAACTTGAAAGAACAAGGCATTCAGTATTTCCGCACCGAAATGAAAACATTTTGTCAGTCACATAGCTCCATTTATGGAAAAAAGAAATTAGTTATTGTAGATGATATTGACAATATAAACGAACAGAGCCAACAAGTTTTCAGAAATTATATTGATAAATACAAGAAGAATATCCATTTTATATCTGTATGTACGAATATTCAAAAGGTAATCGAAAGTATTCAATCGAGAACGCATATTATAAAATTGTCAAATACGAACACCGACCAAATTAACCAAATTATGTTGCGCATTATCAAACAAGAACATATAGATATTAGCGAGGAAGCGAGGGAGTATATATTGTTGATGTCGAACTCGTCTATACGCAATATGATTAACTATATCGAAAAAATATATATCTATGGCAAACATGTTGACTTAGAATTGTGTAAAAATATATGTTCAAGTATTTCATTTAATACATTTGAAAAATATATTGATAGTATTAGAAATAACCAGCTCCAAAATGCGATTCGGATATTATATGATATTCACGATTATGGTTATTCGGTAATTGATATATTAGACTATTTTTTTACTTTTATCAAACAAACGGAAACAATCGAAGAAGATATCAAGTACCAAATTATACCATTCATTTGTAAATATATAACGGTTTTTCACGATATTCACGAAGATGCCATTGAATTAGCACTTTTTACGAAGAACCTTATTACATTATTTCAAAATATTACATAATGAAATAAGAATATAAATGGGTTCTTTCAAGTATATTCACAATGTCAGATATTACAAGTAGTCACATTGATATAACTTCGCTTGATAGCGTTGTGCAATCCGTTTTACATAAATTCACCGATCGAGCAAAATTTGGTAAAACAAAATATGGCACAGATTTGGACCGTAAAGATCTTTCTACAATGCAATGGATTGAACACGCACAAGAAGAGTTGATGGATGGTATCTTGTACTTAGAAAAACTCAAACAACAACAAATGATTGAACATACAGAGAATAAGGGTTTTTAGCAATTACAAATATAAATATATATACATGTATATACTCATATTAATATCGCATAAGTATGTCATCACAGATCTTCAAACATCCCATACCAAAAGATCTATTATATCAACTCTTAGAAAAAATTTGTTTAAAAACAAACAAGTATTATGTGGTTGATATGAATGCATATCGTAAGATGCAATTCAACAAATTGCAAGAAGAGTTTTGTTCAAACATTATACCCTATTACCATCTAGGAAAGCAGTTCTATGTAAACCGAGAAATGACATATAACGCATTTACTACGATAATAAGACAGATTTGTAAATATCACGCAATAATGTTTTCATCCCAGATAAAATATAATGAATCCAAATATAACATTAACTACCAAATATATTATTAGCACCTCACCATAAAAATCTATAAACATATTATATTAGCCGGATTATATAATATGTTGTTTAGTTCAAAAAATATAACCACTTATGTTTTGACACTTGGCATTGTATTAATTGCTAGTTATTTTGCAGATAATTTTAAACAACGGTTTGAGACAAACGATGAATACGAGTTAATACGAAAATATTTATTAAATGATTCCCCTTTATACGGTTATAATCGTCCAAAACTGTGGATACATTCCAAATATGAAATCAACTCGCGTAAATGGAAGGATTTTTATTCACGAAATACCACTGATTTAAATCAACCCTATATTCATTTGACAATCAAAACGATACTTGACCATTGTGCGGATGATTTTAATGTGTGTCTTATTGATGATAAGTCATTTAGTAAGTTAATCCCCACTTGGGACATTGATGTCTCCACTGTGGCTGAGCCGATGAAGAGTTCTCTTCGTGAGTTCGGAATGTTGCAACTAATATATTATTATGGCGGGCTTGTTGTACCAAACTCATTTATATGTAAGAAAAATTTGAAAGAATTTTATGAAAATGGCATTGAGAACGGGCGCCCGTTTGTTTGCGAAAATATTAATCGAAATGAAAATGTACTCTCCTCTTCCACCAAAAAATTATTTGCACCAGAAACATTCTTTTTAGGTGCAAAGAAGAATGACGAAACTATAACAGAATAATGCACCGCATTTTACTAGCGAAAGCAATTTTATTGGCTACAACTCGAAATGGTGTCTGTCTGCTATTCAAAGTAACAAAATGAATTTATTGGGCGGAGAATTAATTGGAGTTAAAACCGAAGATAATAAGCAGATTCTTTTAGAAGATTTAATGGAAGACGCATATATAAAATTCCACCCCGATGCATTTGGTATCTATATCCCGGGCGATGAAATACTTAACCGCCATAAATATCAGTGGTTTGCGGTATTGTCTTCTGAACAATTATTACAAACGAACATGATTGTTTCAAAACATTTACTCGACGCCCTTAGCGACAATGTAGATATGTATAAAAAAACGTCTGAAACTCGTAGCGTTGTTGCAATATAACTATTACAAAATAATATATATAAAGTGTATCTATTATTTCCATTATAATGAGCGTATCAGAAAGCATATTGCAAGAAGATAAAATAACTGCTCATCGAGTTATTGATGAGTTATACGTTAAATATCAATGTGATCCATATATGCTGTCTAAACTAAATTCTTATATATCTACACAATTGCCTAATATTTTTGAAAATATCAAATTAAACCATTATCAGCGAGCACTAAGAATGGAAGAACTAACTGGCGAACAGGATTTATTTATACAAACCTTTTTAACTAACAACCAGTATTTTTATGTATCAGCAACAGATAAATATTTCTTTTACGATGGCATACACTACCAAATTATTAACGAAGACGATATTTTACATAAAGTACTCTCTACAATTAGCAATGGAAGAAATTTAATGTCTTGGAAACAAAGAACCAAAAACAGTATTATGAAACGTATTCGCGAAAATAGTCTGATTAATTCAATTCCTGAATCAGATACTATACAACGTGTATTTGACTCATTATATCCGGCGGTGTTTGCGTCAAGAAACGAAACCAAGTATTTTCTTACTATTATTGGTGATAATATACGACGAAAATCGACGAATCTTATCCATTACATTCCACAAACATCCAAAAATTTTATAAGAGAACTCAATGCAGCCTCACAATTTGTATTAGGTTGTAGTTTGAATCAAACATTTAAACATAAGTATCACGACCATACATATAGTGAGTGCCGAATGGTTAGTTTAAATGACGTAGTTAAATATGAGCATACTTGGAGTCATATTATCAACGAATCTGCTCTTGACATAATTTGTGTTGCGTGTCATTATTCTACAAGATACGAATCATCAGATGAATATTTATTAAAGCATAGTACAGATATTGCATTAACAAACGGAATATTTTATTTAAAAGACAAACAACCCGCTGACTTAGTAAATCAATTTATTGCAACGTACTTGGATATTCACGCAAATCAAATTGATATTGCAAATGCAAATGCAAATGCAAATGCGAATATTATCATAGACAATCAATCCATAAGAGGAACCCAGATTACGTGGAAAAATATGCAGTATTTATGGAAACATTACCTAGATGCATCTGGATTGCCTTCTATAATGTTTCTACAAACATTCAAGTCCATTCTAACAGACAAACTTTCTTTTTATTACAATGAAGAACACGACACATTTATTGGTATATGTAGTAAGTATTTGCCTGCAATTCAGACGTTTTTGCTTTTTTGGGATGAAACGATTGTTATGGATGAAACTGAAACCGATTTTGAAATTGATGAGGTAGTGACATTATTCAGAAAGTGGTGTCAAATCAATTGTCAAAATAATACAACATTAAATGATAAGCAAATATTAGACCTGATTGCATATTTTTTTCCTACAATTGAAATCGAGCGCGATAAGTATTTATCCGGCATAAGATGTTCTCTTTGGGACAAACAGCTTGATATACAAACTGCATTAGATAATATGAAAACTATATTGCGCGAAACACATATGTCAGATGAACGATGCATCTCGCCTTCGATTAATCGCAATATTGCTATCTACGACGCGTATATATTCTATTGTAAATATTATTCAAATCCGTCAGATAAAACATATATACAAATCGTCAGCAAAGCATATTTCGAAAAATACGTTTTTGATAATTTAATTGATTATGTCATTGCCGATAAATTTATATCTATGGACTGGTATACGTTATAGTAATTCTAAGATCAACAGATAGGCAATAAAATTTCTCTATAAAATGTATAAATATGCTTATTCACGAAATACCGTTATATACAATATTCTTGTTTATAATGATCGTATCGGCTAATTTTTTAGCACAATTGTTTCCTTGTAGATTTCAAAAAGCGTTGAGTGACAATATGTACTTAAAACACATTTTTGGGTTATTAACATTGAACTTTTTTGTAACATTAACCTTACCAGAATACAATTCGTCATTGTATGAAACATTTAAATCGTCATCATTATTGTACATGTTGTTTATTATTATTACTAATATCGAGACAACTTTCTTTTATATCGTAGTATTCTTATCGGGCATCAGCTATTTAATATATTTAAATACGAATCTCATTCAAAAAAAAATAGATGCGATTGCAGATACGCCAGATACAGTTGAAAATGCCCGCGCTGATAATCTATCACAAGAAACTGCCCCAATACTAAATGACCAATTAAATTCTTCTCGTACTGTATCTCATTATTTAAATATAATGTCTATCGCTCTTATTGCTTTCGGGTTTGTTGTTTATCTTGGTAAAAAAAAATATGAATATAAAAAAGACTTTCATTTTTTAACCTTTCTGTTTGGTCGTCCAACTTGCCTTGACAAGTCCCCATCGATTTCTTATATGCAAGCTATTAAATATGCATTTACTTAGTTACAATATTGTGAATGATACATAAAATATTCACAATATTCTTGTTGAAATTATACTTTCATAATTTATTTCTTCGCCTTGCGGGTACCGTTCTTCTTAACAAATCCGAATTTTCCCTTCTTAGCAAAATAACCTGCCTTCTCCAAACGCTTCTCCTTCTTAGCGGTCTTGTGCTTATCGGCAGAAACAATGCGCCCCCACTTGTTCATAATCAAATCTTTTTTAGTAAGACCTCCTGTGGTCTTGTAGGCGGTCTTGTTGTGAACCTGAGCGCGAGATCCTCTTAATTCCTTATAAGTCTTACCACGTACGTGGTACATTCCGTCTTCTTGGCGAACTGGTCGTTTCATCCTATATTATCTTATTAGATAATAATGCTGTGGCAAATATTAATATTATTACTAAATATTTCATTATTTGCGGCGA